GTTAATGGAATAAAAGATTTCTTTATTAATGGTTTTAATCTTATGGTTGAGGGCGCTAAAAACGCAATGAATAATCTAAGTAATTGGATATCATCGATTATAAACAATATAAAAGGAATATTTAACGGAATTATAAGCTTTATAAGCGGTGTATTTTCGGGAAATTGGCGTCAAGCATGGGAGGGGATAAAACAAATATTCTCTAACATAGTAAGTGGCTTTGCTAACATATTCAAAAGCCCGATAAACTGGATAATAGACGGAATTAACACGTTTATAAGCGGTTTAAATAAAATAAAAATTCCCGATTGGGTTCCAGTTGTAGGCGGAAAAGGTTTTAACATTGGGAAAATACCAAGATTAAAAGTCGGTATGGATTATGTACCAAGTGATTTTTTCCCTGCTTATTTGGATAAAGGCGAAATGGTACTTACAGCACCCGAAGCGCAAAAAGTGCGCTCATACGGCGGAATACAAGGTATAGAGAGTATGTTAAGCACCAATCTTGTTACAAACAATGAAATGGGTCTTGATTATGGAAAACTAGCCGAAGCAATGGCGGGCGTTACTATACCGATTTATCTAGACGGCAAAGTCGTAGGCTATAGTATAACGGGATCAGTCGATCAAAACATGGGAATTATAACTTCACGCAAAGGGAGATACGGAATATGAGAGAAGATGTAAGATTTAAAATCAATAATGATGATTTTTTGTTAAGCGATTATCATTTGTGTGTTGAATCATATTCTATTGGTATCCCCGAGGTTAAGAGCTTTTTTCAAGAGATACCGTATTCTAATGTTGTTTATGACTATACAGAATATTTCGGAAGTCCTACATATAGCCAACGCACAATAACTATAAATTGCAAACTAATGAAATCAACACCGTGCTGGCAAAAAATCATGCAAAAAATTCTTGAACTCATGCACGGTCAAAGAGGTACGTTCAGTTTCGCAAGCGATAGTGAGTGGTATTATAATGGGAGAATTTCTATTGATACTGACGATCATGATAATTGGAACTTTGCTACCGTTACATTATCGATAATTTGTGATCCGTTAAAAACGAACATGGAGGGGGCGAGCAAACTTTGAAATTAAAATTAATGTGCGATGCCGATATATTGTTTGACAGTACGACAAATATGTATAAAGCTATGTCAATCGATTTAACTGAACAAGTTAATACAACTAATACATTGGTGTTTGCTCTCCCACCTTTTAATCCTAATTATGATAAACCGCAAAAAATGACTTCTGTAATCGAATTATATAGAAATGATGCCCTTGTGTTTGAGGGGCGGGTGCTGTATACCGATGATGATATTTTGGGCAATAGAACATTTACTTGCGAGGGTTCTTTAGCTTATTTCCTTGACAGTATAGTAAGACCTAATACAACGCAGGATACAACTATCCGCGATTATCTTCAAGGTCTTTTAAATCAGCATAACGCACAAGTTGAAGAACAAAAGCGATTTACACTTGGAATTGTTAATGTTACCAATACAACTGACAATGTATATCGTATAGACAATGATTATTCAAATACATTAACAGTAATGCAAGAAAAATTAGTTAACCGTTTAGGCGGATATTTAAGGGTTAGAAAAGAAAACAACGTAAGATATCTTGATTACTTGGAAGAGTATGGAACAACATCAAATCAAACTATAGAATTTCAAAAAAATATATTAGATTTGTCACAGCGTATATCTGCGGAAAATGTAATAACTGCGCTAATACCTTTAGGTGTTAAAAATGAAGAAACGGGGTTACCGCTAACGATTGAAAGCGTGAATGACGGTAAAGATTATTTAGTAAATGAAACTGCCGTAAGCCTATTTGGCTATATATATGGTAAGAACGAGTGGGAAGATGTTACATTACCCGAAAACCTAAAAACAAAGGGAGAAGCCTTTTTGCAGGAAAATATAAAAGCTTCGTGGAGCATAGAAGTAAATGCCACTGATTTATCGATGCTAGACGTATCGATTGATACATTAGATTTGGGAATGAGTGTTCCAGTTATATCCGTACCGCATAAATTAGACGAAAATTTTACAATTAAGAAAAAAGAAACTAAATATCTGCAACCGCAAGATAGCGAAATAACTTTAGACACTGTCATAAAACGAAACACTGATCAAGTTTCAAGCACTGACCGACAATTAGGACAGTTGGAAACAATACAGACTGACAGATTTATGGCTATTGTGAAAGAACAGACCAATTTAATTACGGGCGGTTCGGGCGGAAATATGCAGTATGGATTTAATGACAGTGGTTTACCGAGTGAAATCTTTTTTCTAGACAATCCCGATAAAGAACTAGCAAAAAAAGTATTAAGAATAAATCAAAACGGGATTGGGTTTTCGAAAAATGGGATTAATGGTCCTTTTGAAACGGCATGGACATTAGACGGTGTATTTAATGCTAATTATATTACCGCTGGTATTCTACAAGGAATACAAATAATTGCAGATTTAGGTATGCTTGGCGGTTGGACAATGGACAGTACATCTCTGTCAAGCGGAAGTACGGTTGGAATTATTCTAGATTCAAGCGAACCAAGCATTGCGACATATCATCCTGATACGGATTATATCGGCATGAAAATGTATAATGGCGGATTGGCTATATACTCTTACGCTAATAAAGGGACATACGTGGGACAATTGTCAAGCGGAGCAGATGGAACGGTGCTGCAGGGCGCATATGGACACAATTTATCTCTCGGTATAAGTACAGATAACACAAATACTGCGCTTGATGGCTATTTAGTTATGGATAATGGCGAAGTGTCATGCTATAAAACGTTAAATATGCGCGGACACAGTATAATAAATCAATCAGACAAACGATTAAAGAAAAATATAAAAGATATAGATTGTTCTTTTGTATATGATTTAGAAGTAAAACAATTTGATTACTTAAACGGTGATAAAAACAGAATTGGTATACTTGCAAATGATTATACGAATAAAAGCTATTCTAAATATTTTCTACATAAAGGAAAAGACGGGTATTATGGTGTGGATTACCAAAATATTATGAATGCACTGATTAAATGTGTGCAGGAACAAAACAACCGTATAAAAGCGTTAGAAAGGGGAACAAAATGATATTTAGTACAATAACACAAAACAATCTTAATTTAACCGCTGATACTACCGAAATCCCAGCACAGTATAGCAATAATATACAGTTTAAATTTATTCAAGACAATGAACGTTTTAGCGGATATATACCGACTATTTATATTGGTGTATATGACAGTGCGATGATAGAGTGCAGCGACGTTATTAATGCTGGTGGTGCGGTTGTTGTAGACGGTGACGGTGTGTTTGCTATATCTAATGAAATAATGTATCGTAACGGCTTTTTAGCGGTTGGGGTAACATTAACCAACAATGACGAGAACGTATCTCTAAAGCCCGTTATTTACCGTATACAAGCAAGTGTTGGTGGATTAAGTCCATTACCGCCAGATGAGGGCGAATGGCAACAGGTTGTTAAGGCATTTGTTGAAACACTGTTTAATAACTGGTCTACTGAAAATCTCGATCCAATAAAAGCACAGCTTGAAGAACTTATCTCTACAGCACAAACACAACAAGAAAAAATAACATCTCAGCAAACGCAGATTGATAATGCGATTGGAAACATGGGAGATTATGAAATCGTACAAGAAGACCCCGTACAAATAAGATTTAAAAAAGGTGATGGAACATTCGGGGAAACTGTTGATTTAGGCGACGGATTAGCATCTAAAGCAATGGTAAATGCTGGCTATTATACTTATAAAGGTATTAGTTATGGTGGTCCTGCAAGTAATAACGGGATTGACGTTGCAGAAATAGACGGAGCATATTCCCAAGAAACTACAAACGGGTTTCAATTATTCGACGCTAGTAAACTGCCTACTAAATCTCAAGGTGGTGCTACAGTAACTAACAACGATGATGGTTCGTTCACAATTAGCGGAAGTGGAAATTTGACGGAAAGTTTCTCTATTGAATATCAATATAGTCACGAAGAGACTTTAAAAATGTTAAAAGTTGGAAAAATTACATTAAATCAAAATGGCGACAATACAACACCGTATGTGGTGGTGCAATTATTAAAAACTGGCGGTACAAGTGCATGGTTTCAATTAACTAAGTCTACCAAAAGCGCAAATATAACCCAAGAAATGCTACAAGATGTTGACTGTTTTCTTATAGTTTTTCTTTATGGTTCTATTAACTCAGCAATTCAAACAGGTACTATCAAACCTATGCTTTATCAAGAAAAAAACTTATTTGATTACACTAAAATTCCATACAAAGCAGTTGGCGATACAAGCGGTGGAAATAGTGTTACTTTATTCAACAATCAAGACGGTTCATTTACTATTGCTGGTAAAAACTTATTTAACGTTAATGGCAATGTGAATGTTAAGGGTAATAATGGTGCCCAAGTAAATCGCAATACTGTTCAAGATGGGGTTTTAACAAGTCTAATCAATAGTGCCATCGACCATGCTGTCGGTCAAAGATTGTATGGATTAAAAGGGAAAACCATATCGTTTAATGCTAAGTTGAAATCTATTGGCAATGGCGCAGCAGGGGGTCTTTATATTTATGATGGCGGAACATTAAAAAAGCAAGCAGCCATGACGGCTTTAAATATTGTTTTTGCAATTAATAATTATACTTGTGAAACCGATGATGTTGTTGTTGCTTTTGGTACTGGTGGTGGTACAGGGGCGCAATTCTATGATATTATGGTAAGCTACGGTGCAGCAAGCGCTAGTTATGTTGCATTTGATACTCCAGTGACATTAAGTCAAGCGTTTGCAAGCGATGTTATTAGGTGGAATACAGTCGCATCGAAGCAAAAATTAAAGGCAGGAATTGTAACCTTAGATGCTTTGGTTGCATCTAAACCTTATTTTGAATTTAGTGGTTCGAAGAGCGGTTCGTATGTTTTGTTAATAAACAATGCTAATGATGCAATACAGAGCGATACGATAAAACAAGAGTGGATAGATGATGACACCACATTTTCATTTATCTTTTATAGATCTGCTAATCAACCATCTACTCCAACCGTGGTATATCCTATTGTATATCAACCTTATGATGGTACATGGGAACCATTTACTGGTGGAGAACCTAGTCCAAATCCAAGCTATCCACAAGAGCCTAATTTTGTGGGTGATTACGACGAGGATACGCAAAAATATGATATTGATTTTGTTACAAGTGGAAAAAACTTATTGAATAACGAAGCTAATACATTTAGTTTTAAAGGAGTTACTTTTACAATAAATAAAGATAAAAGTATTTTGCTTAGTGGTACCGCAACAGAAACAATTTATTGGAATGACGGAAAATTATCCGCGAATCTTTATAATGATAAAATATATACATTAAGTGGTTGCCCTAGCGGTGGCGGTTTAAACAAATATTATATGTATTTATACAATGAATCTTTTTCTCTTAATGATACTGGTAATGGTGTAACTAACATGTCAAAGGTAACTAAAAAAGTCGTGTTTGGTATTGCCATTTTAAGCGGTGTAAACGTAAACGGATTAGTATTTAAACCACAACTAGAGATTGGAACAACAGCTACCGATTATCAGCCATATCAAGGCTTCGAAACCACAACCCTACAACTAAACCAACCGTTACGTGAGTTACCAAACGGCGTTAAGGATACAATAGAAAATGGTGTTGTTACGAGAAGAGTTGGGGAAATAACGTATGATGGTTCAAGTGATGAGAATTGGGCTTTGGGTGTGTCATATGGAGAAAAGTACGTTCGTTTCAGTACTTCAGCTCCTAACATTACCACAAGCCAATATAAAGTTGGTAATGTTATTTGCGATAAGTTTCCATATAGACCTTATGAAGATTCGAGCGTTTCACCAGATAGTGAGTATATAATTGCAGGATCAGGTTATATGTATGTATTGATAGAAAAATCAAGGTTAAGTGAGTCAACCGCCCAAGGTTTTAAAACTTGGCTACAATCTAACCCTATTACAGTATGGTACGAACTAGCTACGCCAACTACAGAACAAATCACGTTGCCTACTCTGCCGAGTTGGTATCCTTATACTGATGCGTGGGTTGGAACTGAATTACAACCTAGCTTTGTAGAATGGCATATCAAAGCCGCAGGAGTTAACCAAAATGATTTAACCGTCATTAAAGAAGATATATCGCAATTACAAACCGAAACCACGCAGTTAAACGATGATGTTACAAGGCTTATGGGAGCTTTTACATCGGTGACAGATTTAACTAAGCAATTATTCTTGCTTATGCATCGTGTAGGTGATATTATTTTCAGCACTTCCGATGAAAACCCAAGTACAATTTACGGCGGAACATGGGTAGCGTGGGGGAAAGGTCAAGTACCAGTTGGTGTCGATACAAGCGATAGTGATTTCAACACTGTAGAAAAAACGGGCGGAGAAAAAGAACATACATTAACTGTCGATGAAATGCCGAGCCATAAACATGATTTCGGACAACAATTTGCTACTACATCTGATTTGAGTGGGGCATATGGTTATTATATGATCGCAGGAACACAAACCGATGTTATAAAAAATACAGGTGGAAACCAACCGCATAACAACTTACAGCCATATATAACTTGCTATATGTGGAAAAGAACTGCATAAAAACTTAAAGGCCGAAAGGCCTTTTTAATATTAATAAAGTGAGGTAATTTTATGAACAAAATTAATTTAAAAATCAGATTAAAAAATCCCGTGTTTATTGCACAAATTGTATTAGCTGTTTTAACGCCTATTTTAGCTTATGCGGGGCTTACCGCACAAGACCTAACAACATGGGGAGCGTTAGGAAAACTGCTTTTAAACGCTGTTTCTAACCCTTACGTATTATCTCTGGTGGTTGTATCTGTATGGAATGCAATCAACGACCCTACTACAAGCGGAGTAGCAGATAGCGAACGTGCACTAAACTACACTGAGCCTAAAAAGGATTAGCATTATGAACGAAGCGGAAATGATAGGCTCTGTTATTGCAGGAGGGGTAGCAATTTTTAGCTTTGTTACCCCTATGCTTAAGCTAAATTCGAACATAACACGTATGAACACACTGCTTGAAAGGATAATCGAAGATAACAACCGACAAGACAAGCGGTTAGATGCACATAGTGAACGGCTTGACGTTATCGTAGAACAGCAACGCAGAAACGAAAAAATAATTGATATACATGAATTGCGTATCAACAATTTAGAAAATAGAAATTAGGAGGAGAAAAAATGGCAGTATTTAATATTCATGGAGGACATGCTCCAGCAGGTAAAAAAGGAAGTGGAGCAGTAGGAATTGTAAACGAAAGTATTGTAGATAGAGAAATTAAGGATGCGGTTATTGCTAAATTAAGAGCATTAGGGCATACTGTTTATGACTGTACTTGCGAAAATGGGGGAAGTGCAACCGAAGTATTAAAAGACATTTGTAACAAAGCAAATGCACATACAGTTGATTTAGATGTATCTATTCACTTAAATTGTTACAATGGGTCAGCAAAAGGCACAGAAGTATTAGTATATAAATTGGGAGGTAAAGCCGAACAGTACGCAAAGAATATTGTTAATTCAATTGCAGAATTGGGATATACTAATCGGGGTGTAAAAGTGCGTATTGATCTGTACTATTTAAAACATACTAAAAACACAGCGTTGTTAATCGAAACATTCTTTTGTGATAATCAAGAAGATGTAAACCGCTATAATTTAGATGCTATGGCAAATGCAATTGTTAAGGGAATTATAGGCGAAGTGACAAGTTCAACAGAAGTTCCAACATCACAACCTGCTCCTGAACCTGCCAAACCAAGCGGTTATGATGAATGGGTAGCACGTTTACAACAAGAGTTAAATTCCCAATTTAATCGAGGCTTAACGGTAGATGGATTAAAAGGACCTAATACATTAAATGCTTGCCCTACGGTTAAAAAAGGTGCAAAAGGAAACGTTACACGCTTAATTCAAGAGCGATTAAATAGTGTTGGCTTTAGTCTAGGGGTAGATGGTATTTTTGGAACAGCAACTTATAACGCTGTAAAAGTTTTCCAACGTAACCGTGGATTAAGCCAAGATGGTATTGTTGGTAAAAATACATGGAACTGGCTTTTAAAAGGAACTAAGATGTAATTATGTTTAGCAAAGAATTACAAGATGGTGTATCCTATGAATAAAGTTTACTTGAAAATAGGCGCTGAAGATATTCAGGGAAATAAGCTGAATACACGGGTAGAGTATGTTCTTATGTATGTGGGGTTATCCCACAGCATTATCAACAATGGGTATCGTGATATACATGTAAATAATAAATATATAAAATTCAAGCCTAGATCAAAATAATCTAGGCTTTTTTTATTTTATTCGTACATATCTTTTATTGTATCAATTACGTCTAATTGTAGTTGTACTGCTTCGTCTTCAGTTACGGGGTAATTTGTTTTTACGTAGCTTATATAATTATCGTCTATGACATTGCTTAGATAATAATCTAATTCACTGTCATAATCTTCTAAATAATCTTCGTGTGAACTTGGACTTGTTTCAATTTCAACTAAAATATTTTTTAAATTAGTTATAAAAGAATTTCTAACATCCTCAAGATCAATAATATTAGCTACCTCAGTGTCTAAGGCCATTGCAATCTTATATACAGTAGCTGTTGATGCTGAATTTAAGCTTTTTCTATCCTGCTCATAGTCTTGTAATGTTCTAAGGCTAATATCTGCTAATTCCGCTAAATCTCTTTGACTATAAATAGTATTTTTTTCTCTATAATTTTTAAGTTTACTCATTTTAAATCTCTCCTTTTTTATATTTTATTTTTAAATGTTAGTTAAATCAACGAAATTACCTTTGTTGTTCCAGTATTTGCTCATTCCATTAGTGGTATAATACGCTCTTGTTTTGCCGTAATTTTGCCATAATTTGAATTCAAAGTTGTAACATTCTGCAATATTATAGTAATCCCTTATTTGTTTTTCTTTTTTAGCCATTAGCCAAGCCATCTTTAAGGCAACCTTTAATGTTTTATTCCATTTTCTAATAATAATCCAAGCATTACACATAATTTGTTTTTTATTATATTTCATCGTTGTAACCACCTTTCACCTTACAAACATATTATACGTCAATAAGCGTACTAAGTCAATAGTTTTGATACGTTTTTTAGCGTATATTAATATTTTGCTTGTTGTCTGTATAAAAACCATCTAAAAAACCACTCCAACAAATTATATTCAAATATAGTCCTAACGACATTCAAATGATATATCGCTAATTTTGTTAAAAACAACTACTATTGTTTAAATATCGTTTAAATATTGTTTGAATATCCTAAATTAATAAATGTGACATTTGCTTACGTTTGTAACATTCTTTTATCGATATGTAAAACTTCTATATTTATCAACGGTTTTGAGGTTTAGTAATTTCACAAATCGTATAAAAAACCACTTTTAAACCACTTTTTAGTTAAAAACTTTATCAACTGTATCTTTTAGTTTTTCATTTTCTAAATGTGTGTAGATCGTCATTGTTGTATTAAAATCTTTATGTCTTAACAGTTTTTGACTTGTCTTTGCATCTATCCCAGCATTAAATAGCGTAGTAGTGTATGTATGACGAAGCATATGGAAACTAACATGTTCGTATTTTTTTGAAAACCTGCTTAATTTAGCTTTTATTATAGACGGGCTCATATAACTCCCGTTTTTTGTCACTACAACGTCACTTTTGTTAATTTCGAACCATTCTACCAAAATATCTTTTAAAGGCTCTACAAGCGGAATAACAGCGTTTGAAGAACTTGTTTTAGTTTCTTTGACAATCAATTCTTTTGATATTGGATCAAGATATAATATTTTATTGATGCTTATAGTGTTATTATCAAAATCAATGTCATTTTTAGTTAGTGCTAATACTTCACCGATACGACATCCCGTATACTTTCCAATATAAAAAGCAATTTGGTATTCTTTTGTGGAATCGGCAATTAGTTTTTCAAAAAGTTCCTCCGATATAACCTTATTTTTATCTTTTTTTGTATTCTTTCCTTTTATTTCGATTTTATTAAATGGCATACGTTCAATATATCCCATGTTGTAACAGTAATTAAATATGTATTTCAATGTTGCGACAACGTTTGTTATAGTCGGCTTTGCATAACTGCTCTCAAGTGGTTTTATCAATTCGTTTATAATTTTAAAGTCTATTGTATCAACAAGGCAATTACCTAGCTTAGGTTTTATGTGCTTTCTAAAAGTTAATTTTCTTGACGATACGGTCGATATTGCTAAAGAGGTATTATTTGTCATACATTCGTTAAACGCTTCCTCAAGCGTAATTTTAGGTTTTGTAGAGTATCCCTCGGCAAATTTAACTCGCATTAACTGTTCATGTTTTTCGGCTTTCTTATGTGAAGTGAAGCCACGCTTTGAATAATATTTTTTTCTACCGTATTTATCTTTGTAGGTGAATCTGACTTCATATGTTGTTCCTTTTTTATTTTCAAACTCTCTAATTGACATAATAAAAACACGTCCTTTCTTTGTTTGCCTTAGACGTGTTCAAATGTTATAATTAAGCACGTAAAAGGACATTTAAGAATTGTACTTTACGTTATGGACCACCGCTATGAGCAGTGGTCTTTTTTATATTTTTGCTAGATTTTCTTTAATTATTTCTAAGTTATTTGTACGGGCTCCATCAGCGTTGCGATACGGATATTTAACGTATGTAAATGCATAATATCCAATATTATAAACTGCTTTGTCTTTATCGTTTAATTCGCCAACATTTTCTGTATTAGAATTGTTTTCAATATAATTATAAATATAATATCCATAATACATTGTTTTTTCCATTGTTGTATTATCAACGGTCAAATTATCTACATTGGTCTTGATAAAATATAATCCATCATTAATTGTTTTTTCAATATCCTTTTTTGATGCGCCATCTTGTTCTTTTTTTACTTTATTAATAATTTCTGTTATAGCATTATCATTGTTGTGCTCTGCTATTTCAAGTTTTAAATCTTCACTTGATGAAAAACCATAATCGATATTAGTTGTGTCTTGTTGCGATCCGATTATTGCTCCAGCAAGTAAAAGTATTAAAAATATTCCTATTACTATAGCTTTTTGCTTAATTCCCTTTCTCCAAAACTCTTTAAACTTCTTCATTTTTTCTTTCCTCCCATATATTATTTTATATAAACACCTAATGTGTGTTTATCTATATTATAACATCTATAACATATCATTTGGATCAAATGATACATCAATCACTTTTCCTATTATTTCTGCATATCCATTTTCGAAATCTTGCTTTTTTAAAATCATAACTTCGTGAATTGGATTAGAGGAGCGAGGTTGTAAAAGGACAGTATCGTTATCGAAAATAACTTGTTTTACTGTTGCTTCATCGCCATTTATTCTTACAACGGCTATTTGACGGTTTTCAACAATCACTTTCTTTACAAGTACTAATGATCCGTCTAGAATTCCAACAGCATTCATGCTATCCCCTTTAACTTTTAACCAAAAAGTTTCTGCACCACTGGCTTTTACCTTATCTACAGGTTTGTAGCCCAAAACGTTTTCATCGCAATACATGTTATAACCTGCTTTCACGACCCCTATTATAGGCCTCAAGATTTGTTCGGAGTTAACTTCGTACGTTTCGGTGTTTGAATATTTTGGAATACCAAATAAATCATTAACATCTACGCCCAATATTTGACTTAGCTTAACCATATCGCTATTAGACGGCTCTCTTTTATTTGTTTCCCAAAAACCAACTAATCCTTTTGACCTACCTATTTGTTTTGCTAGTTCTCTTTGACTTAGCCCTTTTTCATTTCTGTACAATCGAATTTTTTCACCAATATTCATGTTATCACCTCCCTAACCTTAGGTTACCATTGAGGAAAACGTAAGTATATAAAAAACAACAAAAAGTTACCAAAAACTATTGAATAAACGCTCACTATATGTTATCATATATTTGTCAAGGTAACTTAACGTTAGCAAAAAAGGCAAAAATGAGGTGATAACATGAACAAAGTAAAAGGATATAGAAATATGATGAATGAACGTCAACAAGATTGGGCTGATTTACTTGGAATAAAAAGACCAACTTACAATCGGAAAGAAATAGGCAAAACACAATTCAACGATAAAGAAAAGAAAATTATAAGAGATCATATTTCTAAGGTAATACCTGATATAACTATTGATGAATTATTTTTTTGATTACTTTGGTAACATATAGTTATCGAACGCATAAAGGAGTAAGTTATGAATAAAAAAGAAATTATGGAAGAAATAGAAAAGTTTGACATTAACAATGTTGAATTTAATTACGATAGCATCAGTCCGTGGAAGATATTAGAACTTTCGCCTAAGTTGCATCAAACTTTTGAAAAGTTAGATAGTAAACGTTTTTCTAAAAAAAGAAGAGAATTTACATCATTATTTTTTGAATGTTTATCCGAATGGATGAGTCAACCAGATAAACAAAAACAAGCAGTTATCAATACAGTAATAAAAAGGTTTGAACCTATGCAACTAACGAAAGATCAGATTCAAACCATTATCGAAACATATGGGTGTATTAGTGAGGAAGAAGCCAAATGCATAAAAAGAGCATATGTTACTAAACGCCTATTAGACAACCAATAGTGAAAGGGGTGAATTTAATGTTCAAAATAGTTCTTAATTTAGGAGATTTATTATTTCTAGTGTTTTTCGTTGCAACGTTCATTTACTGCGTAGGATCAGCGTTATTTAACTGGATAAAAAAGAGAAAGGAGCGTTAAAAATGTGCATTGAAGAACAGGTATACAACTTTATTGTAACTAATCATATTGGGAAAGAAAACATGGTTAAAAATCGTCAATTAAGGGTTTATTTTCCGCAAATTAAAAGTGACAAGGCAATGCGAAAAATCATTGAAAATATAAGGTTTAATCCTGATTTTAAATACTTTATAGGGAGTGTTAGTGGAAGCAAAGGCGGATACTATGCATGTACGTTAAAAAGCGAAATTCAAGAAACCAAAAATAGCTATATGCATAGAGCGATGCAGATGTTGGAAAACAGCAAAAAATTCGAGAGCAAAGAGGTGATTGAGTTTGCAGAACGTTAAACTATACACCCGTAAGGAATTAGCGGAGATTTGGAAATGTAGTTTGTTAACAATACAAGATTTACATGATAGCGGATTGTTAAAAGGCCGAAAATTCGGGAGAGCATGGAAATATAGTGAAGACGATATTCAAGAATTCTTTGATAAAACAAAGGGGTATGACATCGAAAACTATACAAAAATGATGCTTTTAAAAGAAAAAATAGACGCAGTAAGCGCCTAATAAAATCAACCAAAAGAATTATAAAACAAGCAAGAGGAAGTGTCAAGAGTGAGGATAGATAATTTAACGGGTCGAGGAGTGCTGACGATAGTAATTGCAGTGATCTTGATAGCGTTTTTAACAAGTGGAATTATTGAAATGGTTTTATAGAAAGGAGTAGCTGAATGGCAATAATTAGAATGAACAAAAGTAGCGATTATACAGTAATGAGCAACACTCATTTGAAAGAAAAAAATATGTCACTTAAAGCAAAGGGATTGTTAAGTTTAATGCTTAGTTTGAGAGATGATTGGGAGTACTCGGTAGAGGGTCTTGTTTCTATCTGCAAAGAGAGTGAAGTGGCGGTGAAAAGTGCATTAAATGAGTTAAAAAAATTTAATTATTTAAAGGTCACAAAACTGTTACCAAACCAAACTGAAACGGGGCGAATTGAGTACATTTATGATATCTTCGAAAAACCACAACAAGACATAGAAAAACAAGGGGTAGAAAATCTAGGGGTTGAAATTCTAGATGTAGAAATTCAAGCGCTAGAAAACCAAGGACAATTAAATACTAAAGAATTAAATACTAAAGAATTAAATACTAAAGAATTAAATACTAAAGATATATATAATGCTCCGAGCAATTTCATTGCTACAGAGCCACCCGTAATCGAATTTATACTAAATGATAAAACTTACTACCCGATTACACAAAAGCAAGTTGATAAATGGTCGGAGTTATATCCTAGCGTAGATGTTATGCAACAGCTAAGGAAAATGTGTGGCTGGCTTGATGCTAACCCTAGAAACAGAAAAACCAAGGGCGGAATTTTAAAGTTTGTAAACGGCTGGCTGGCTCGAGAGCAGGATAAACCTAGAAAAGTACAACAGCAGACCACGAAAGACTTAGCACCAAATTTAGATTTTAATGAGTTTTACTAATGACACCAAATGAATTTGCAAAAGCAATGACGTTTCTAGGTTTGAACTATAACAAAGGTTTTACACCTGAATATATAAAAATGCTGTATCCAAGATTTGCTAGTTACAGTTATGAGCAAATCAAAGAAGCAATACATAAATGTATCGATAACGAGAAGTACATTAACAACATAGCATACGACTTAGGGCAGTATTTGCCGTCTGTGGAGCGAAAAACGGAAAAAACGTTGGAATATGCCAATGACTTCAAAATGTGCCCTAGAACTAAAAAAATGTGCCCTCTCGACGTTGTTTGGGTATGGGCGGTAATTAATTTTGACTAATGAAAGGGTTGAGAGGATGAAAGATAAAACACTTATTAAGATTTTGACTGTTATGTTAGCTATGTCGATTGCATTAGCTATTTATCAAAGTTGCTTAATCGTAAATCTAACAAGCGATCTAAAACTTGTAACTAAGGACCGTGACAAGGTAGTAGAGATGTATAACGAAAGGAATAAATAAAAATGAAACTAGAACAAGCGAGCGATATAGCAAGACTACAAGATGCAAATATATATGCTTTAAAAAATACCGCTAGTCAAAGTGATATGAAAAGGTTTATAGAACTTAGAAACGCTAATGAGAAATTAGCTGAACTACAAGCGATGTATTACGATTTAGAACAATATAAAGAAACCGTAGACGATGTAATAACTTGCATGACAAGTATTTCTAAAGATTTATTAAATATCGGCTATGGAAACAACAAAGCAACAAATTTGAAAGAAGTATTTAACTCTCTGTTGGATGATATCCAAGAGGGCATAGAAGATTATCAAAACATCATTAAAGAACTGGAGGGGTAAAAATGGAAAACAATAAAGCAGTAAAGATTAGTTTGTATGAAAAATTAGCAAATATCCAAAATGAGTTAAAAGCACCAAAAGGACAGTATAACAAATTCGGTAATTATTATTATCGAAGCTGCGAAGATATTTTAGAAGCATTGAAACCGATATGCTTTAAATACCGCACGGCACTTATTGTTCAAGACGAATTGGAAAGCATGAACGAAAGATATTACATAAAGGCAGTGTGTGAACTAAGGGATTGGGATAGTGATGATGTGATTATTACACATGCATTTGCTAGAGAACCTATGACAAAAAAAGGAATGGACGACAGTCAAATAACGGGTACTGCTTCTAGCTATGCTCGTAAGTATGCTTTAAACGGTCTTTTTAACATTGATGATACAAAAGATGCTGATACAAACGAAGTGAAAGAAATAGAAAAGACGGCCAAGAAAGAACAAAAAATAACGCAGGAACAAAAAGATATTATTAAAAGCTATATTACTGATTTTTCGATTGATATAGTTGGTAATTTTATTAAAACTACTGGAAAAGATAAATTAAATTTGTTGACAAAAGACGAAGCCGATAAAGTTATTGAGTATTTAAAAAGCAATGAGTTCGGTGAAGCTATGGAAATGAAAGCGAAAAAAAATAATCGGGAGGGAAAAACAAATGTCAATTAATTGTGTCGCATTGGTAGGAAGACTAACAAGAGATCCAGAATTACGAAGGACCCAACAAGGTGATGCGGTTACTTCATTTACTTTAGCGGTAAATCGTAATTTTACAAGCAGAGATGGTCAACAACAAGCAGATTTTATTAATTGTGTCGTGTGGCGTAAACCTGCTGAAAATGTAAACCAATACTGTTCTAAAGGAAGTTTGGTAGGCGTGGAGGGTAGAATCCAAACACGCAGTTACGACAATTCACAAGGTCAAAAGGTGAATGTAGTTGAAGTTATTTGCGATAGTGTACAGTTTTTGGAAACTAAACCAAAGGAAGAGCCAAAGAACAAGTATGATGTTAAAGACCCAAGGTTTGATGATTTAAAGCAAAACCAATATGACATTATGGAAGACGATTTGCAGTTCTGATGATTAAACTTTTAGGAAAATATTTACATAGAGTAATCAATTACGAAACGGGAGATTTGGAGATTACTTTTACAATAAGTGATTACAACTCTAAAGCTAACACCGATGAATTAGAAAAAGAGTTGTATTCACTTGAAATAAAAAAACCTAGGTCTAAAAGGTCATTAAATCAAAATGCGTATTTGTGGTCTCTTGTTCATGAACTAGCTTTGAAAATGGACGAAGACGAAATGGACGTGTATATAAAACTGATTGGTGGAACTAAAGTAAAATATGAAGTTTTAAAAGTATTAGCGATAGCTGAAAATGATCTTAAAAAATGTTTTAGAATTGTTAAGCTGCTTAAATACGATGATACAAATAAAGATTATGCATATTTCCAATGTTACTATGGTTCATCTACATTTACAACCGAAGAAATGAATAAATTCATTGATACTGCGATAAGCTGGTGTAATGAGTTAAATATACCAACGTTAGAGGGTGGTATATATGGCTGAATTTATTATCTATGGGCGTTTAGATGGACTTAACGAATATACAAGCGCCAATCGGTCTAACCGTTACAAAGGCAGTCAGATGAAGCTTAAAAACGAATCTATCGTAATAGAAGCCATAAAGAGATATCAGCTACATAAAATAAAAAAATATCCTATCAAACTAAAGATTACATGGTATGAAAAAAATAAACGTCGTGATGTAGATAACATAACTTTCGCAACAAAATTTATTCAAGATGCATTAGTTAAACAAGGGATAATCATTGACGATAGCCAAAAGTATATAAATCAATTACGGCATGATGTAAAAGTTGATAAAGAATACCCGAGAATAGAGGTGCAACTGATTGAAAACAATAATACAAGATAAAAAAGTATGTTACTTATGCGGTACAACTTTAAATTTAGAAGATCACCATTGTTTGAATGGGAGTGATAGGAAGAAATGTGAAGAAGATGGGCTAAAAGTATGGCTATGTGCTAATTGTCATCGCATAGCGCCTTATTCTGCTCATAGGAGTATAGAAACTAGGATAAGACTAAAACGTGTAGCACAAGCTAAATATTTAGAAACTCACACTCAAGTCGAGTGGTTTAGACGATATTATAAGAATTATTTATAGAGTATTATAAGAATTTAAAATTAAAGAAAGGAAATGGTTGTGCGCACATAAAACCGTGGTTTCCTTAATTTAAAAATGAAATTATTAAGTTTATTTAGTGGTATAGGTGCTTTTGAAAAAGCGCTTGATAGATTAGAAATTAATTATGAATTAGTAAATTATTGTGAAATTGATAAACACACAAGTAAAGCATATGCAATGATGCATGATTGTGACGAATCGTTTAATTTGGGTGATATTACAAAGATTGATACATCAGTATTACCAAATGATATTGATTTAATAACATATGGTTTTCCTTGCCAAGATATAAGTTCAGAGGGAAAACAAAAAGGTTTTGAAACAGATGGCGAGAGGACTAGAAGCGGACTATTTTTTGAAGCATTAAGTGTCATAGAAGATACAAAACCAAAGATTGCAATAGCTGAAAACGTCAAAAACCTTGTTTCTAAGAAATTTTCAAAAGAATTTGATATTGTTCTAAGTTCTTTAGAAGAAGCTGGATATAACAATTATTATAAGGTGTTGAACGCAAAAGATTATGATATACCACAAAACAGAGAAAGGGTATTAATAGTAAGCATTAGAAAAGATGTTGACACTGGCTTATTTGTATTTCCAGCTCCTATAGCAACTAAAAGAACGTTAAAAGATATACTTGATAATAATGTAAAATTTGAAAAGTACAAAGTACCAGAAAGAATATTAGAAAAAATAGTTATAAGTACAGATCCTTTAAAAATTAAGAACGCTACTAAACAAGGATATATTGAATGTAATCTATATGACTCTATAACAACTTCATTTCCTAACTCACAAACGAGAAGAGGAAGAGTTGGTAAACAATGCTCACAAACGTTAACAACTTCTAAGATAATGGCAGTAAATACTCCAGAAGGCATTAGATACCTAACAGAAAAAGAGTGCTTTAGATTGATGGGTTTTGATGATATAGATTTTGAAAAAATCAAAGATACTAAAAGTACATATCTTTATAAACAAGCTGGAAACTCTATTGTAGTAGATGTATTGGTACATTTGTTTAAAAGCCTATTTAAAGCACTAGAATTAAATAAACATGCTGAAATCATAAAACAGCCGATATTGTTCGACTTAGACAAAGAGGAAATATAAATGAAAGTTAAAACATTAAAAACAAAACCAAAGTATTTTGAAATGCAGTTGAAAGGCATAAAAGATTTTGAAATTAGGAAAAATGATCGTTATTTTCAAGTTGGCGATATTTTATGCCTAGAAGAATTTGACAGCGATTATACCATGAGATTTTTCCATGTAGAGGTAACTTGTGTAATTGATGATAGCGAGTATTGCAAAGATGGCTACGTAGTTTTAGGAACACGAAAAAGGTTAGATTTAGATGCTAACTTGCTAAGATAGAAAACGAATATAGTAAAAGAGGTATTTAGAAATGTTAAAGATAGAGAAGATTAAAAAAGAAATTAAAAATTATGACACCGATAATAATGTATACTTCGGTTGTTATTTAGCAAACTTTGAGTCAAATATTGATTATGAAGAAAGCGATTGTTTTAAAGAAATACTTTGTTCAGAGTGTTTAAGGCAATCATTGTTAAACTTATTAGAAGAATATAAAAAACCTGTTAAATTATCAAAATTTGAATATGAATATTTAAAAGTTGCTAAAAAAGAGGGATTTAATTTTATTGCAAGAGATAAAAGTAACAGATTGTATAGATTTGAAAAGCAACCTACAAAGGATAATGCAACGTGGGGTAGTCGTGGTGATTATGTAGGCATGTTCAAGTCAACATTTAGTTTCGTTAAATGGGAAGATGAAGAACCCTACAACATCGATGAAATATTAAGCAATTGTGAGGTAATTGAAGATGAATAAAGTACATATTAAAAATGAATTTCTAATTAATATTGCAATAGCCCAACGTATGTTTGATAAATTTAAAGACGAATTACAAAGAAGCGATAATTATGAAGTAAACGGAAAAGTATCACGGGAAACACGTAAATCAAGATTAAATATGTATCGAAAGATAATTAATGATGAATTGTTAGAAATAGAGCGCAATTATGGTGGGGGAAAATATAATTTTGAAATGGCTGAGGTAATGGAAGATGAATAGAAAAGAATACGAAGAAAGAATAGCAAAGCTAGAAAAAGAATTAGATGAATTAAAGGAAGTGGAAATTGAAGATGATGAGTTTCCAAAACATAATGAAAATTATTGGTTTGTTGATTCATATGGGGATATTGTTGGTACTCAATGGTGTGGTAGTGGAGTAGATAGTTACCGTAAAACCTTTTTAAGAATTTTTAGAACTGGCGAAGAATGCGAGCGATATTTAGAAATTCAAAAAGCATTTAAAGAGGAATCTAAAAACTTTGAGCCAAATTGGAAAGATGGCAATCAAACTAAATATTGCCTTTATTACGACCATGACGAAAATAGTTTTAAGATTAGTGGTTGGAGTATACGTAGGCAAGCGATTTTATATTTTGAAAGTAGAGAAGTATTAGAAGAATTAATATCACGTTTTGGAGAAGAAGATATTAAAAAATATTATTTTGGAATAGAGGGATAAAAGATGACAAATAAGAAAGTTAATCCAGCGGACATATTAATTAGTCCATTTGGAATGGAAAATTTTTTAGTTATTAATCAGGCTAATGATGAGGTAATTCAAAATAATGAACTACTTTTGGATAAACCGTATTTTTCTTTAGAAGAGGTGTTAGAGGGTTTAAATAAAGACGGACATTATTTAATTATTGTCGAGGGTCCGTTACATGGTGAAATTTATCGATATAACAATTATGGTGGACAAGAAGTGTATTTGATTGGGAAAACGTGCGGGTACGCATGAAAGGAGAGAAAACAATGACAGTAATAGTTGAAACAACTTCTTTAGCAGAAGAAATAGTTTTTAGAGATATTGTAAGAATTGAAGATAAGGAAGAATGGATTGTTTTAAATGATAAAAATGGTCGGTGTTTACCAATGCCAAAACAAGGCATTGAAAACATAAAAGTTTTAGATATTTTAACAAAAATAATCGACGACGATGAGGCAGCAGTATGATTAATTCAAAATATCAAGAAGCATTTCATTTTTTTAGAAAATTGCCATATCGCATTCCTCTAAAGTTTGCAAATAGTGAATTTTGCGAACAATATGATAAACATTTATGTTCAATACAAGAATTGGTTGATAAAACAACGCCTAAACGTCCAATTTTAAATAAGATATGGGAAGATGAAGATACAAAAACCATTTATGATGAATATGGTCGTATAAATGAAACGCTGTGCGTATGCCCTAATTGTGGAGAAAGTGATATATACGATTTTGAATATAATACAAGATTTAAGTGTTGTTCTAATTGCGGACAAGTAATAGATTGGAATGATGAACAATGATAGATAAAAATAAGTTAATTACTGAGTTAGATAAATTGGATTGTATAAGTAACATAAATTACTACACTAACAATTGCAATTCCCATGATGATATTGTAAATACGATTGAAGAAATATATGAAGCTGAATTAAGTGCTAAAGAAATGTTTGAGGAATTAGGGTTTTATACAACAATATACAACGATGGTGAAATAATAATATGGACGAACAGAGATATTGATTGCAAGATTTCGTTTTATGAACACGATAAAGAATACGGTGTCTTTGGATATTGTTACATTAATTTAGAAATACATAATGCAATAACAGCACAAATGAAAGAACTGGGGTGGATTTGATGGAAAATAAATTAAGACTGCAAATTACAGAAAAATATAGAAGAAATGTATTTATAAATGTAGTTGTTCCAGAAGGTAGATTATATGAATTTGATTGTATTTTAGATAAATATGAAAATTCATACAATGATTACCAAACATTGATTGAAGAATTATCTGATGAAGGTTTTAAAGTTTTATTTGTTGATGATAACAAAATATTTGAATTTGAAGAAACACATGATATTGACTACTCATTTATCAATGAAGAGGTGAAAGAAAATGTTGAGTAAAGAAGAATATTTAACGCATTTAGATTATGGAGTAAAGACTTGTCCTGCTATCCGTGATGCATTTAAGGAATTAATCGATGAACATTTTGAACTTTTAGATGGAATACAAAGAATTATTGACAAAGCGAAAGAATTAAGCGATTCAAATGATGAACTAAAAGGATTATATTTTATTGCACCATACAAGTTCGAAGATTTAAAGCCTAATATGTGGGTTTGGGATGATATTGAAAAACTTATTTGCCAAATTGGATTGATTAGCAAAAATGCAGTTCATAGAAAATACGTTGATGGTACAATATCCGATAGTCCATTCGAAGAAAATCGTTTCTTCTCAGTGCAATGCGCTAATCTAGAGAGTTAAAAAATGAGTAAGTTATATGCAATATACGATGAAAACGACTTTCCCGTATGTGTTGGAAGTTCTAAGGAATGTGCTGCATACATGGGAAAGAAATCATCGAAAACATTTATACAACATTGTACCAAGGTACGAGCAGGAATAATTAAACCTAAACTTAGAGGATATGTAATAGGAGAAGATCCACAAGGAAAGAGGTCAAAAAATGATAATAACGGATAAATTAAAAAATAATATAGAGATTGTAAATACTTATGTAGATAAATACGGTTGTGTGCCTAGAGACGGTACATTTTACAGTGAGGGAGGTGACTTAGATTACATATGCGGTTTATTTAAAAGCTATGAAAACTTTATAAAAGAGCTTGGCTTCGAAGATTATGGATATAGAAAACTTAAAAAATATGGGGTCCACGATATAAGAAGAGGAAAATTAATTTATATTGGTTTCCTACGAGATATTAAAGAAGAGTTTTTTGAAGATAAATATACTTTAGAACATATAAAAAAGGTAACATACTCAAATAAACTCCTTGAAAACAGATATTTAATAAGAAAGGACATAGCATAATGAAAGAAAGCAAGTATTATCTACAAAATTGGAAGAAATGGAAACGCACTGTTCAGCTTTTGGAAGAAACTAGAGACGAACTAATGGACATGAAACGTGCTATTCCTATTGGAAGTGATAATATGCCAGGTGGTAACCACAGTAGCGTTATTGCCAAAATGCAAAAGATAATAGACCAATGCGATCAATACGATGTTCTTATAAGCAATTATAATTTTCTTATTAATTCGCTGGAACGTGCGATAACTGTTTTAAACGAAGAAGAAAAAGAAGTGTGCATTATATTTTCTAATAACCCAGATAATTCAGATGTAAGGGAAGCTATAGCATCTAAACGAGGGTATTCAAGATCGGTATTTTATCGAAAACTTGATGATGTATATATTAAGCTTAATATGTTGTTATGTTTAAGCCCGATAATGACGATCGATGATTATGATAAAGAAATATATTAATAACAAACTGGGACTAAACTGGGACTAAAATAGACTATTTATGTGTTATTATTGTATTGTGGGAAATTGGTTAATCCACACGGCGACATGTTTTTTAGTTATATTTCTAAACTCTTTTCATTTTTATAAAGCGGTCAAATGACTGCTTTTTTGTTATCTAAGACGATATTATTACTCTCCCTATAGTATCGTCTTAAATAACATAAGGGGGCATGAAAATGGACGATGATGAAGAATTAGACAACATAATAGATATATATTGGAGGTGCTTTAAGAATGGCAAAACACTTAACAGATGCGAAGAAAAAGAAAATAATAGCCGATTATGTAGGGTGCGGAAACTATTCGGAAGTAGCAAGAAAAAACAAGGTATCTAAAGATACTGTTAGGAGATTATGCAATCGCACGGATATTCTTCAAAAAGCGCAAGAGAAAAAAGAGCAAAACACCAAAGATATGCTTGAATACCTAGATAATAAAAAACAAGATGCAATGGAATTCATTGACATGGCGTTAGCATCAATGATGGAACCAGAAAAACTAAAAAAATCAAGTGTGCAGGCATTAGCAACATCAATCGGGATTATAATAGATAAATTCACACCAACAGTACAAACAGATCAATCGTTAGAGAAATTAGACAAGGTATTGGAAAAAATAGGCGGTGTCATTTAATGGCATTTACACAAAAACAGCGTGAGTTTTTAGATAACGCTAATCATCGTTGGAATATAAAGCAAGGAGCGACACGTAGCGGTAAAACCTACTTAGATTACTTTGTTATTCCAAAACGAATAAGGCAAGTTGCTGGAAAAGATGGATTGGTTGTTATTTTAGGAAATACAAAGGGCACACTCCAAAGGAACGTAATAGAGCCTTTGCAAAATATATATGGAGAACAGTTAGTCGGCAATATTAGAAGCGATAATACCGCGAATATGTTCGGGGAGAAAGTATATTGCTTAGGAGCGGATAAGATTAACCAAGTAAACAGAATAAGAGGGGCAAGTATTAAATACTGCTATGGTGACGAAGTTGCGACATGGCACGAAGAAGTATTCACAATGCTTAAATCGCGTTTAGATAAGCCATATAGCAAGTTCGACGGAACTTTAAACCCCGAAAGTCCGCACCACTGGCTTAAAAAGTTTTTAGAAAGTGATGCAGATATATACTGTCAGTCTTACACAATAGACGATAACCCGACACTTGACCCATCGTTTGTGGCTAATCTAAAGCAGGAATATGCTGGAACGGTATACTATGATCGTTATATCTTAGGATTATGGAAATCGGCAGAGGGTGTAATATATACGCAAATAGCAGATAGACCACAAGATTATGTTATCGATGAAGCACCGCCTATTATGTTTGCTACTATTGGAGTAGATTTTGGCGGTAACGGTTCGGCAACCACATTTAATTTAACGGGATATACTTCGGGAATGAACGAGGTGATAACCTTGAAAGAGTACTACCGTAAAGGGATTATGTCACCGACAGAGTTAGAAAGTGAGTTTGTTAAATTTGTAATAGAATGTCAACGCTTTTATTCAGTTTATGACGTTTATTGTGACAGTGCTGAACAAACATTAATTAAAGGATTGAAAAATTCATGCGAGAGAAATGCTATAGGGGTACTCATACATAATGCAAAAAAAATGAAAATAAATGATAGAATACGTTTTTTTTGTCGTTTACACGGCATAGGCAAGCATAAAATTATGCGCGAATGTAAATACACCTTAGAAGCATTTCAAACTGCTGTATGGGATTCTAAATACGTTACAAAGGATGTTAGGCTGGATGATGGAACATATAACATAGATAGTTTGGATGCACAAGAATATGCGGTAGAGCCGTATATGAACCAAATTATCGATATATGGTAGGAGGCGTGCAGATGTTTAAAAAGATAAAAAAGAAAGTAAAAGAGGTGGCTACGAAATTTATGGCAGACAGTGGAATGAGAGAACCTATTAAAGATATATTTGAATTGGGTGGTGTTCCTGCGTTTAACCAGTTTTATTATTTTGGTATCTTTCCATGGAAGTATATTTATAAAGGCTTTTATAAACCGTGGCATCGAGTGTTGTCACCTACGTTAAAAGACCCTATGCGAAAAAGAAATATAGAAACAATGGGAATTGCTAAAGCAGTGTGTGCGGAACTGGCTGGATTAATATGGAGCGAGCAATGCGAAGTACATGTTTCTTCGGGAAAAGAACTCGGAGAAAATGAAACAGATCCTCTAGACGATTATATCCAAAAAGTTTTAAAAGATAATGCCTTTTTTACAAAGATGCAGGAACATATCGAGCAGTCTTTGGCACTTGGGGGCGGAGCACTAAAAGTTTGGGCGGAAGCAGATCATTTAGACGGTAAACCAGTACTAGGAAGCGAGCATATTGAAATTGGCTATGCTATGGCAGATCAGTTCGTGCCAACTGCATGGACAAACGCCAAAGTTACAGAGGGAGTATTTATAAGCCGAGAAGCAAAGAACGGGTATTATTACACACGGTTAGAGTGGCATAAATGGAATGGAACTACATATGTAGTTGAAAATGAATTATTTAGAAGTGAAATTAAAAATATTAAAAATGCTAGCGGTGAAGTTGAACCGCAGGATATTTTAGGTTTTAGATATCCACTGCAAACAATATATCCATTTTTGAATGAATCAACTTCGATTGAACATGTAGAGGATAGTCTATTTTACTATTACAGAACAGCTATTGCGAACAACATTGACGATAACAGCCCATTAGGAGTAAGTATTTATGCTAATGCATTAGCAACATTACACGCGTTAGATGTTTGTTATGACAGTTTCGTACGCGAGTTTGTGTTAGGAAAGAAGAGAATAATTGTCCCAGCGAGTGCTGTTAGAATGGTGGTTGATCCTGAAACTGGCGAAAGAAAAAGATACTTTGATGCAAACGATGAAGTGTACGAAGCATTAGCAACAGAAGATCAAGAACAATTAAAAATACATGATAATTCTGTTGAGTTGAGAGTAGAAGAACACATAAGCGCAATTAATGCTTTTTTAAGCACCTTATGTTTACAACTGGGATTTAGTGCAGGAACGTTTACATTTGATAAATCACAAGGGCTAAAAACCGCAACTGAGGTAATCTCAGAAAATTCCAAAACATATAAAACTATAAAATCACATCAATTACAAATAAAAGAAGCAATTGAAAAAATGATCAAAGGAATAGTTAATGTTGCGGATTTATACGACATTGAGTATAAAGGGCAACGTGTTGGAAATATGGCTAATGATGATTTAGAGATTAAAGTAATCTTTGATGATTCAATCTTACAAGACCGACAAACAAACGTTAATGAGGGAATTGTATTAGTAAATAACGGTTTAATGTCTAAATTAACTTATATGGAAAAGGTGCTAGGAATGACGAGAGAAGAAGCACTTAAAGAAATAGAAAAAATAAAAAAAGAAAATCAAATAAATACAATAGCCGTTGATGATTTCGCTCTTGGCGGTGAAGAATAGTGGCAATGATAACGCGCCAACAAATATTAGAAATAAGTGAACCGTTTGAGGAAATATATAGCGGTATAACTAATCAAATTCTAATAATGATGGCTGAATACATTGGAAAAGATATTGACGAGCCGATTGAGGTTTGGCAACAAAAAAAGATTCAAGAAATTAATTTATTGTTAAAACATACGCAAAGTATTATAAGCAGTGGAGGATATCTAAGCACTACTAATAACACGTTAAATACCGTTATAGATAAAACTTTGGAGGATATAGAACCCAAATTACAAGAAGCATCTAAAAACGGTCTATTAAAGAAAACAACCGCTTATACAGCTAGCTTAAGCATCAATGAACTTAAGAAAAATATGAAAGAAGATTTCTTAATAACATTTAATACAATGGGTAATACCATGCAAAGTATGATATTGCAATCATTTAATAAAGCAGTAAATAATGTTGTTTCTGCATATAACACAAGAAGAAATGAGATATTAGACGAAGCCACAGAAAAGATAATGCATAGAGAAACAATGCAAAATGCTGTTGCAAGTGCAATAAGGCAAATAGCTAAAGAAAATATACCAGCATTTATAGATAAAGCAGGAAGAAAATGGACGGCCGAAGCCTATGCGAATATGTATGTGCGAACAAATGTTCACAACTTGAGTATAGATACGGTTGTAAAAAGAAATGAAGATTATGGAAACGATTTATTTATTGTTTCTAAGCATAGCGGTGCAAGACCCAAATGCGCTCCGTGGCAAGGGAAGATAGTTTCAAAAAACAACAGAAAAGGAACAACAACCGATGCGAACGGTAAAAAAGTAAGTTTTATAGCTTTGTCAAGTACAAGTTACGGGCAGGCAGATGGATTGCTTGGTATTAACTGCGGGCATCAACTGTATCCGTTTATACCTAAACAATCGATTAATAACGTTAAGCCTTTATCAAAGGAGCAGGAAAGAGAAAATAAACGTATATATGAAGAAAGCCAACGACAGCGTGCTATTGAACGCGAAATCCGCGCATCAAAGACACAAGAGGAAATGTATAGAAAAGCTGGCTTAAGAGATGAAGCTGATAAGCAAAAAACTGTAACAAGTCAAAGACAAGCTAAAATGAGACAGTTTATAAATGAAACGGGTAGAACACGACGATATGATCGCGAACAAATCGTTAAATAATGATAAAAAAACAGGAGGGTAAACAATGGATTGCAAACATGAATTTATGGGCTATAAAGATGGAGTAACTTGCCTTAAATGCGGTTTAAAAATGGGAGTGCGAGAATACCATGATTTTTTACAACAAAAAGAAGCAAAAGAATCTAAGAAACCATCTACAAGAAGAAAAGGAGCTAAATAATGAATCCATATCAAGATTTAACATCATATTTAAAAATCGTATATCAAAATTTAGGAACTCTGCATCATAATTTAGTAGGCAAGAGTTTTTTTGTTATACATCCATTATTGGGTGAATGGTACAACGAAATCGGTGAAATGACGGATGATTTAATTGAACGAGGTATTCCGTTAGGGTTTGCTGAACCGTCTATTAAAGACGCGGTTTTAGCTTACACAAACGATTTACTTGGCGTTGAGAACAGAGAATGTGAAGATACAATCATTCTTGCAAAAGATAATTTCATTAATATTGTTGAAAAAATGACAACTGCTAAAGATGGTTTGCCTGTCGATGTTCAAAACAAGATTGATGAATATATTTATTATTTGCGTAAAGAAGCAGATTACAAAATGGGTCAATATCTAGGCGGTATGAAGAACACAGCGACAGTTGATATTGATGATGATTAAATAATTAGCATCTAAGAGTGCTTTTTATATTTTAGGACGTTTTATACGTCCTTTTATTTTGCCCTCGTCTATCGGCGTTAAATGTAGGCTTTCGGTTACGTCTGCATCCGTTAAATGTAGGCACACGTTATTTATTAGTTTAAACGCAGGAGGAAGAATAATGCCAAAACTAACAAGAAAAAGTGTACGTAGTGAAATTGTTAAGGCTGGAGTAAGTGAAGATAAAGCCAATGAATTATTAGAAAGCATTATGTCTATGTATGGAGCTAGCACTGCTGACATGGTTTCTAAAGAAGATTTGGAAGAACTTAAGCAAGAAGCGGTCAATGAAGCTATGAAAAACACACCTAAAGACTACAAAGAAAGTCAAGATTACAAAGATTTATTAGGAAGAGTACAAGAGTACGAAAAGAAAGACACTATTCGAACATTAACGGATAAAGGAGTTAAAAGCGACAAGTACGCGGAAATGCTCTTGGAAAGATTAGACAAAGAAAAAGACATTGATGAACAGCTTACGGCTTTTAAAGAGGAATATGCCGATATGTTCAATGTCGAACAACAAGAAGAGCCAAAACCTCAATTTGGAGCACAGCCAAAAGGCACTATGCCAAGTGGCAAAGAAGCACAAACGTTTGGGGATTTTTGGAGTTTTATGCCAAAAGAAAAGTAGGAGGAATTAATATATGGCAGATTTTGTGCAAACACCTTTAAATTATGCAGTTGACTACGCTAGAACACTAGCCAACGCTTATCCTTATTTATCATATTTTCCAGAGTTATGGGCAGGACCGAACAATGAAAAATATAAACCAGTAAACGGGAAAACAGTAATGATCCCATCGATGACAGTTTCGGGGGCTAAAGCAGTTAACCGTGACAGTATCGACGGTAAATTTAATCGTAATTTCAATACTGAAATGCAACCCGTTACAATGATGATGGACAGAGAATGGGATACATTAGTTGATCCAATGGACATCAAGGAAACAAATCAAGTGGCTACTATTGCCAATGTAACAGAAACGTTTAACCAATTTCAAAAAGTGCCAGAAATGGATGCATACATGGCTTCTAAATTGTCATCGTATGCACAATCTTTCGGTACAGTAGATACAACTGTGTTAGATAAAGATACTATTTTAGAAACATGGGATGGATATTTAGCGTATATGGTTAACCAACGTATCAACCGTGATAGATTGGTAGCGTATATGACACCAGACGCGTATAAACTTTTAAAAGAAGCAGCGGGAATTACACGTTTTATCGATGCAGGTACTGGAATTAGAAATGTAGACCGAAATGTCGGGAAATTAGACGGAGTATTAATTCGAGAAGTACCAAAAGATATTATGCAAACAGCGTTTGACTTTACAGTAGGATGGAAAGTTGAATCTGGCGCAAAAACTATTAATATGTTGTTAGTAGACCCTATGGCAATGATTGCTCCAGTAGTCTATGAAGTAGCTATGATGAGCGCACCAACTGCACAATCTAAAGGGAAATGGCTATATTACGAAAGATACTACTACGATGTATTTGCATTAGATAAACGTAGAGTAGGTATCTTAGCAAATATCACTACACCAACTCTTGGGACATTTGAAGTTACGTCAACTGCTGGAGCTGAGAGTAATCAAACAAATGTAGCAGTTACTGCTAAACCAATTCTTGGACAAAAATTAGTGTATAAAGTAGCTTCTAGCGCTTCAACACCTACATACGGACAAGATTTATCTAGCGGATGGACTGATTTACCAGCTGATGGCGTAGTAACAGTCGCAGGATCAGAAACGAATATCACTGTTGCATTAGTTAATACAACTAAAGCGAATGGAGCTTTCGCGGTTTCAAGTGGTAATGCTACGATCGTTAAAAACGGCGGATAAGGGGTGATTGTATGGCATATATAAAATATGCTGATTTTACACAATTTTACGGCAGTGATTTGATGGATGAAGAAACGTTCAACAGTCTCGTTAATCCAGCATGTTCTAAAATTGATGAAATAACCCGTTTTAAGGTCGCTGAAGAGGGTTTAAACTCTTTAGCACCTTTTATTCAAGAATTGTTTAAACGTGCGTGCATGGCTCAATGTGCGTACTATGGCTATTACGGTTTAGAAGTAGCCTATACTGGTGTGGCAGGGCAAGGCTTTACGGTTGGCAAAGTAAGTGTGGACAGCACTTATCAATCAAAAGAAAGCGCAGGAAGAAATTACAATTCATTAAGCCCCGAAGCGGTAAGTCTGCTTGAACAAACTGGGCTGTTAAATAGGAGTGTTGGAGTATTCTCAGACCCATCCCTAAACGTATTCTGGCCGATATAGCCACATTAAAAGTAATTACCAGTATAAACGAATGGCAAAAGCCCGTTATGCAGTCTTATGATTTAAAATTTGTACATATGCAAAACACAAACGAAGTACGAAGAACAACAGATAACACCGAGGTCGTTCTTCGCTCAATATTATATTACGATTGTAGGTTGTCTAAGCCGAATTTAAACTTATGGGTATTAAATAACCAATCACTTGGAAACGGCGCTAGAATGAGCATTATTTATCAAGAACAGACATATACTGTTCAAACTTGCGATTTAGTACCCGATGATACTGGCAAACCGCACCATTATGAACTTGGGTTAGTTTAGTGAGCGTTAAAGTTACATTAAATAAACGAAGAGTTCTAAAAAGAATTACGAGCGGTGCCGATAATGCTAGAGCGGTGTTAACAGAACAAGTTTATCAGGACAGTGAAGAATATACCCCTCGTGATAAAGGAAAACTTATAGAAACGGCGCGAATTGATTCTAAAAACGGAACAATTACATATACCCAGCCATATGCTAAAAAATTATGGAATGGTATAGACTATAATTTTTCTAAAGATAAAAGTGCTAAAGCCACTTATGAGTGGTGTGATGCAGCTAAAACAGACCATAACAAGGATTGGCAGAAAGTTGCTCAACAAGCATTTAAAGAAGGGATGAAATAATGGACATCGAGATTATAAACATTCTAACGGCTCTTATTAAGGCACAGTATCAAGGAAGCTTAGTTTTTGGTACAAATATACCCGATAATAGTTTGGCGCTTCTATGGCGGTCAAATCCGCAAGAAATATATATGTGCAAAGACAGTTATAATCATATGAACGTAAGGCTTAACGGAAAAAATAAAGATCAAGAGGAAATATGCAGTACACTAAACCAACTGCACTACTTTTTAAGCAAATTAAAAAGCGATCAAATTGAATTAGGCGAACATACGCAAATAATTGATATACAAACATCCTCAAGCCCAGAACTGATAGGGGTAGAGGAAAACGGTCAATGGATTTACGGATCAAGCCTTTTAATTAAATATTATATTAAATAGGAGGAAATAAAATGGCTGATGGAGATTTCAAAGCACAGGTACAAGTAGAACCAGTTTATAATTATACGGTTGCGATTGACACTACACCCGATACAACAGCGACATGGTCACCATTATGTGCAGGTATCGAAAACTTTAGCGAATCATTAAATGAACAAGTACAACAGTTCTTTTTTATGTGCGGTAAAGGATTTGCGAATAACTATGTTACAGGAATGGCACCATCATTAACAATTACTGGGCGCAGAGTTAAAGGTGATGCAGCACAAGAGTATATCTTTGGTGCTAAATACGCTTTAATGAAAAAAAGAGAAACACAATTACAAATTTCGCAATTAGATGCTACGGGAGCAAATACGCAAACAATTACATGCAATGTAACAATTCAAAATATTGTAGAGATTAACGGAAATGCTACAGACCCGTCACAAATCAGCTTCGATTTGGCATTTAATGGAACACCAACGTTAAAAAGTACGCCAGTAGGGGGATAACCCCTACTTTTTATATATATTAGGAGGATGAATCATGTATAAAATCAAAAGAGATAAAAAATTTAAAGAACAACTCGAAGTCGAAAATGATAATGGTGAAAAACTTACGCTTGATGTTGAAATTACCCTTGATAAACAGCTTAATGAATTCACAAAGAATTGGCGCAATCTTGAGGTTATGAATATTAACGTTCAACAAGGCAAATTAGACTATATGCAAATGGGGAATGCGGTTATTTCAATAATGGGTGTTGTTTTTGGGGAAAACGATGCAAAAAAATTAATAGATTTTTATAACTGTAATTATATTGAACTAATTCAAGACATTTTGCCATTTATTGCAGGGGTGATTAAACCTCAGTTTGATAAAGTTATAAAAGAACACACTAAACGAAACAAACAAGCACTTAAAGAGTTGACAAAATGATACTTTATAAGAGTTTGCCAACAGAGATTAGATACAAAAATAGGAAATATAAAATAAAACCTTATTTTAATAATGTGCTGTTTTGTTTAGAAGTCTTTAATAACAATGCCTATACTGATGAAGAAAAAATTTATCTTTGCTATAAGGCATTGGTAAAAAAACAACTCACACAACATAATTACACGGAAGTAGTAGCTATTTTAAGCAAAGTATTCGATGTGCTTTTTGAAGATAAAAACAAGCGTAAAGAAAATAAAAAATCTTTTGATTTTACGCAGGATGCTAAATATATATATGCGGGGTTTATGCAATGTTACGGCATAAACCTTTTTGAATACAAAAATAAATTGCATTGGTGGGAATTTAACGCATTGTTTCAAGGGCTATCAAGGGATACTCGGATAATGCAGATAATCGACATTCGTACTCGACCTATTCCTAGAAGAGACAAAACAAATGGCGAGTATATAAACAATCTTTTAAAGCAAAAAGCTGAGTATAAATTGGAACTAAGTCAAGAAGAACAAGAAAAAGAAATACAACAATCGCTTGGCGATTTATTTAGTGCTTTATCAAATATGGCCGAAAAGGAGTGATGATATGGCAGATGGTGATGTAGTTTATAAAGTTGATGTTGACGATGGACAAGTCTCTAGCCAATTAGATAAGGTTAGTTCAAAAATCGAAAATTCAAGCGAAAAAACATCAAATGAACAAAAGAAAGACTTTAAGGAAACAAGAAAAGAATTTGCAAAACAATCGCAAAAAATGGTTGGTGATAATAAAGAAGCCAACAGCCAAATAGAAAAAGATAGTGGTGGATTAGGAAGCAAATTAAAGGAAACGTTCAAAAATGCATTTGGTGGAATAGGCGAAAGCATTAAAGAAAATGCCGAGACTATAACTGCACCAATGGATGAAATAGCAAGCAATATCGGGATGTCTTTTGGAACGTTAGCTAAAGCAGGAGTTATCGGTGGAATATTAGCTATTGGAACCGCAGCGGTAAACACAGCCAGTGACGTCGAATCGGCAATGAATAAATTTCAAGCGCAAACAGGCGTAGCTAATGAAGAATTAGACAAGTATGAAGAAACCATGAAAGATATTTACACTGGCAACTATGGCGAATCTTTCGAAAACGTTGCAGATAGTATGGCGAAAGTTAAACAACAGCTTGGTGAAATCGATCAAAAAGATATGAAAAATGTCACTGAGGGATTGTTAACGCTAGAAAGCACTATGGACATGGATTTTGACGAAACATTAAGAGGTACTAACCAATTAATGGAGCAGTTTGGTATAACATCCGAAGAAGCCTTAGACCTAATTGCAAAAGGTGGACAAGTTGGTTTAGATAAGACCCACGAGCTAGGAGATAACATATCTGAATACGCTGGAAAATTTAGTCAAGCTGGTTATAGTGCGGAAGAATATTTTCAGTTGTTAGAAAATGGTCTAGAGGGTGGAGCATATAATCTAGATAAAGTAAATGACGCTATAAATGAAGTAACAACAAGGTTAGCAGATGGAACTATCGAAGACAATCTAAAATCTTTTAGCAAGGAAACGCAAAATACATTTAAGTCTTGGCAAAATGGTAAAGCCACACAAAAAGAAGTCATAGACAGTATTGTAAAAGATATAAAAAATGCGACTAATGAGCAGGATAAAATGACTTTATCTGCTACAGCATTCGGAACCATGGGTGAGGATGCTAATACTAAATTTATTGAATCGTTATCAAGCGTTGGTGACACGTTTAATGATGTTAATGGAACTATGGATAAAGTTAAAGACAACGCTGGCAAAGGGTTAGGGGCACAGTTTCAAAGTCTAATAAGAAACACGCAAATGTTGATTGAACCATTAGGCAAAGCGTTATTGCCTATTTTAAACTCATTGGTGAGCATACTTGGAACCATAATGAAAGTAGCTAGTCCATTGTTTGAAGTTATAGGGGATATTATCACAGCAGTAAACGAGTGGTTTTCCAATATTAAATGGGGAGAAATATTTAGCGAACAATGGAATGAAGTAGTCGATTCTTTTTCAAATGCATGGGAAGCCATTAAAAGTATAGGTCAATGGTTTGTTAATTTGTGGAATGGCATCGGTACGTGGTGGAGTGAATTAAACGCTAAAATCGATGCAACCATTATAGAGACGTGGAACGGTATTCAAACATGGTGGAATGAATTAATTAGTGGGATTGTTGCATGGTTTCAGGAAACATGGAATGGTTTAGCGACATGGTTTAATGATTTATGGAACGGAATTGCAACAGCGTTTAATAACACGGTTAATGGAATAAAAGATTTCTTTATTAATGGTTTTAATCTTATGGTTGAGGGCG